CGTCGCTATCTGAGCCGACATTAGCGGCGGTTCGCTCCGGGCGGCCCTTTGAGGCTGTGCGCGCCTACGGCGACACGCTCAAGCATTGGGTGCCGATTTACAAAAGCAAGGGCTGGAAAAAAGAGGCCAGGGACTTAGCCGAAGATCTCGGCTTCATTAGCGGCGTTGGTGACGACATGCTCTTGCAAGAGCGCTTTGGCGGCAACGTCGAGGGGCAGGCCGCGCGGGCGCTGACCGGAGATTTCTTCCGGCGCACCGGGCTTCATGCTTTTACCGAAAGCACCCGGATAGCGGCAATGCGCGTTGCCCAGCGGTTCATTCGCCGGATGGCGATGGACGTTGCAAACGGGACAAACCTACAGCGCAGCGCGCGGCTCTACTTGAAAGAGCTGGGCGTTCCTGATGACAAAATTGACGGCTTCGCTAAGTGGGTCAAGGACAATGACGGCGAGATAAATTCAGACCTTTTGCGCGCCGACAAGGGCGATGCAGAGATGTACCGAACCGCTATGGGCCGGTTTACAGATCAGACCATTATGCGCCCCAACGCTTCTCAGCGCCCTAGATACGCGCAACACCCGCTCGGGCAAATTATCTATGCACTTCAGTCGTTCCTTTACAGCTTTCATAAAACTGTCATTGAGCGCATTGGTCGTAACCTATGGACGGCGGCATCATCCAAAGACCTTGGCGTTGCGGACCGGTTGCGTTTAGCGGTGCCAATCGCAATGACCCCAATCACGGTAGCGTCGCAATACTACATAGGCGAGCTGCGCGATATTGTGTTCCGCGACCCGGCACAGAAAAACCGCGAGCCGCGAAGCGAATTTGATAAGATGCTCCTGGCGATTTCTCGCGCCGGTTTCCTCGGCATTAACGATCTGCCGGCGAATTTGGTCCGCTCGATGAAGTACTCGAAAGACCCCGCGACCGCGATGCTCGGGCCGCTCTTCGGATCTCTTTCTGAGATATTCTCGAAATCAGTCAACCTGACAACAGACCGGAACAGCTCCAACACAAATACGGCTGAGCGCGCCGTTGCCAGGGCCGTTTACGACACGGTTGTTCAGCCCATGATTGCGGCGACTGGGGCGCTTTTGCCCGGGCTAAATGGTGTTGGATTTGCCGCCGGGACGCTGGCTATCTACGGGGCAACGCTCCCGTCCACCCGCGAAGCCTTTGTTAAGCCGCTTGTTGGCCCCGCCGAACAGCGCGGAGGGCGGGGCTCCCGGGCCAATTCCAAGCGCCCGGGCGATAGCGGTCGCGGCAGTCGATAAAAAAAGGTACGATCATTCACCCCTTGACCCCATCCGGGGCCATGGCAACCAGACCCCTAACGCATAAGGAGATATCATGCGCAACCCGGGCCTCGTTACCGTAGAGCACACCCTTTCCGCCGATGTGGCGGGCAGCGGAACTTTCACGGTCAATTACGCTGCTGGCTACAATGCCGGTAGCTTTCGAAATGGGCGCGAGCATCAAATCGCTTCGGCCCAAGACAGAACCTTGAAATCCCCGGCCGATTTTACAGTCTCGTTTGGCACGGCCAACGTCACTGTTACGTTGGCCGCGGCACTCTCCCTCGTGGCAGGCTCAAAGCTATGGGTTGGCTTCGACGCCGCCGGAACTGAGGACGGCGTTGACGATGAGAATTTTGGCAAGTCTGCCAAGATGACCACCGTCCTTGTCAATCTCGGGGCACCGGACACGGCCGACGCAGACGGCTACTGCGTTTCGCAGTCTGTTGGCCTCGGGGCTAATTTCCTTATTAATGGCGCGCTTGCCGTTAATGGCGTTGGCACCCCTGACGAACCGCGCAATGTGGTTGCCGGATGGACAACGACTGCTACCCTGACGATCACGGGTAAGGACGTTCACGGCAATCCGGTTGTTGAAGTCACCGCTGATGGCACGAGCCACACCGGCAAAAAGATCTTCAAAACGGTCGATAGCATTTCGTCCGACACTGCCATTACCAGCGCCACGGTCGGCACTGGCGACATTCTCGGGCTTCCGTTCTTTGTCCGGGCTGACGACATTATTGCTGAGTTTGAAAGTGGCGTGCTGCTTGGCCGTCAAGCTGAGACGGTTAAGGTGCCGTTTCAGATTGATGAAACGGACTTGTTGGCGGCTACGCCGATTTCGTTTCTCTCGCCGGTTGCGGGCACTATCCGCAAGGTGGCAACGGTCGCCTGGAAGGCCGTCACCACGGGCGGCGCCGTTACCATGAAAGTCAACAATACTGCGGTCGATGGCTTGTCGGTCACGGTTGGCGATGGCGGCGGGGCAGGCGACGTTGACAGCGATACCCCAACCGCCGGTCACGCTTCGACGGTTGTTGCGGTGGATGATGAGCTGGAAATCTTGCCAGCCTCGGCGTTCGCCACGGCAGGCGCGTTGAACGGCTACGTCGAGATCGAAAGCACGCGGGCGCAGCAAATGGCAGGCACGTTTGTTGCCGGTCTTGCAACCGTGTCAACGTCGACTTCGGCAGATGTACGGGGCACTTACTCGCCGCGCACGGCACCGAACGGCACGCTTGAGACTGAGCTGCTTGTTCGCACTTCGGACAGTCAGTACCAGGGCACGCCGCAATACGCTGGCTAAGCTCTGAGCCAAACGAAGAGATAGCCCGCCCTTCGGGGCGGGCTTTTTCTCCCAGCCCACAACGGAGATTGTCGCAATGATCGCCGCAGGAATTCTCAGAGAGGCCATAAAGACGGTTTCTCAAGATCGCGAGGCACAGTACGGCCCCGCCGATATCAATTTTTCAAACATCGCCAGCCTTTGGACCGCCTATTTAGATATACGCCGCGATCCGGTTGCGTCGTTTTCGTCTGAAGATGTGGCAAATATGATGGTGCTGCTTAAGATAGCGCGCACACAGGTCGGAAGCCCGGAGCCAGACACGCACGTTGACATGGCGGGCTATGCTGCGATTGGCGGTGAACTGGCCCGGCCCCCAGCGCATTCGGTTGTCGAATTAACTCCAACGGACATGGCAGAAATGAGGCGCGCGAAATGAACCCCCGCGGGATACGCAACAACAACCCTGGCAACATTCGCTCTAACGGAACGCCTTGGCAGGGGTTAGACAACCCTGACAGTGACGGCGCATTTGCCCGGTTCAAGTCTCCCGCGTGGGGCATCCGTGCGCTCGCGCGAACGCTGATCACCTATCAAGACAAGCACGGGATCGACACGGTTCAAGGGATCATTGACCGTTGGGCGCCGCCGTCCGAAAATGACACGGACAGTTACGCGGACTTTGTTCGCGTTGGCGTTGGCGTCAGCAAGGGGCGCAAAATCAACGTGCATCAATATGAAGTCATGCTCCCAATGGTGCGGTCCATCATCACATACGAAAACGGCTCCATGCCGTACAGCGACCAAGAGGTTGATCACGGGCTGACCCTCGCAGGGATTGAAGTGCCAAAGCGCGGCCTATCTAAGAGCCGGACGATTGCGGCCGCGAAGGTCGCCGGTGTGAGCACGGCCCTGGCCCCGCTCACAGACATGCTCGATAGTGTTCGTGAATTCACGCCGCTTGTAAGCCAAATTGCTGAGTACGCCCCGTGGGCTCTCGGCGGCATCGCGTTGATTGCGATTGGCTGGATTGTCTGGGCGCGCATTGATGATAGTCGGAACGGGGTTCGCTAATGATCCTGGGGCTGCTTGGCGGGCTAAAAGCCAAGGTCTTTATTTACGGCGCGATTGTCGTCGCCGTGCTGCTTATCGTCGCGGGGATTTACAGCAGGGGCGAGCGCGCTGGCGTTGCCGCGGTGACGGTCAAGATCAACAACAAAGCATTGAGGGTTAAAGATGCACAGATGCGCGCTGCGGCTAACCGGCCTCGCACTGATGACGACCTTGATCGCGAGCTGCGGGGCGGCACCTTCTAGCCGCGTTGATATCTCGCACACTTGCCCGCCGGTTGTTGAGTACACGGCGGAATTCCAAGCGCAGGCCGCCGACGAGCTGGCGTTGCTGCCGGCGGAAAGCGCTATCGCGGAAATGATGAAGGATTACAAGGTTATGCGGGATCAATCCCGCGCCTGCTGATTTAGGTTGCACGCGATATACAAAATGTTCTAACGTCGCTTCTCCGAAGAGTGCTATCGACCAAATCGAGAGAGGCCAGACTTTGTATAACATCACGCTCGACGTGCCCGCGCTAATCGCGCACTTCAACGGCCCCGCCAATCTCGCTGCCCAATTGGAACGGCACAAGCTCCGTCCGGTGTCTATCAAAGCGATAGGCAAGTGGATTGAGCGCGGCTCTATTCCTGGCTCTGGGTTGATCCAACTAATTGCGTTGTCCGATAGCATGCACCGGCCAATCAACATTAGAAAATTCATCAAAGGAGCCAAACGTGACTGAGCCCGCCACTAACCTGGAACAAATGCCGACTGTCGATCTTCTCGCGTACCGCGCTGAGTGGGGCGATCACAAGAAACTGGCATCGACCGCTATCGCAAACGTCGACGACGTTCTTGACCGGCGTTACCATGATGAGGGGGCGGCAGCCCTGAAAGCAACGGGGAAGCTGAAAGGCACCAAGACCTACACAACGTCAGACGGCTTTATCGCCAAGGCTGACCGAACTGAAACGGTCAAGTGGGACGGCGCCAAGCTCGCCCAGACGGCATCAAAAATGGATTGGCCCACAGTCCAAAAGGTTTTCAAAATCACCTTTAGTGTTACAGAGACGGTCTATAAGGGGATCATTGACGACGAGCTCAAGCGCTCCCTCGACAACGCGCGGACCACTGAGATGAAGGCCCTTAGGGTCACTGTCTCGGAAGCCGCGCCGAAAGAGGATGCCGTCCCTCTGGCCGGTCCTGCCGCATGATCCCGATTATTACAGCCGAAGAGCGGCTATCGGCCCCGCCCAAGATCAACATGGCAATCGTCGGCCCTTCGGGCGTGGGCAAAACGACGCTGGCTAAAACCCTTCCGCCAGATAGCACGTTGTTTGTCGACCTTGAGGCGGGCACACTCGCCATTGAGGGCTGGAATGGCAACATTCTAAAGGTTAGAACGTGGGAGTATGCTCGTGACCTTGTATGCCTATTGCATGGCCCCGACCTAAGCCGTCGCCCGGAGCAATACTACAGCCAGAACCATTACGACCAAGCGCTTGCCTCGTATGGCCCGGAGACAATCGAACAACTGGCGCCGTACAAGATTTTCTTCTTTGACAGCATCACGGTTGCGGCGCGGCTTTGCTTTAATTGGGCGCTCGGTCAGCCAGATGCCTACAACGACAAGGGCAAGAAGGACACGCGCGGTGCCTATGGCTTGCTCGGGCGCGAGATGGTCGATTGGCTAACCCATATCCAGCACATCGAAGGACGCAGCGTCATTGTTGTCAGCATTCTCGACAACAAGAAGAACGATGTTGGCATGCCGGTATTCGACATGCAGATCGAAGGGCAGAAGGCCAGCCGAGAGCTTCCCGGCATCTTCGATTTGGTTATGACCATGAACTATTTTACGACCCCTGAGGGGCTTCGGTTTCGCGGCCTTTGTTGCCACGACATGAACCCTTGGGGCTATCCGGCTAAAGACCGGAGCGGACGGCTCGACTTGATCGAAGAGCCTGACCTTACAAAGCTAATGACGAAGATCCGTGACGGGCTTCGGAACGACGCTATGCAAACTGCGATGCCCGCCGCCGTTGACCAGGGCGCTGCCATTGGTCAAGAATTTCTCGCGCATCAAATCCAAGAGGCCCCACTAACTACCTAGCCCCGTAACCCACCATTGAGGAATGGAAAACGATATGGACCTAAGTAATCAAGCTGGCAAGGCAACAGCCAGCGACCTACTCCCGGCAGGCACGCTTGCCTTTGCCGTCATCAACTACCGCGAGGAAAAGCAGGGGGCCAATGGCCCGTGGCATGACCTCGAACTAACCATCGACGCCGGGCAGCAGTTCGCCGGGCGCAAGCTCTGGCACAAAATGATGGACCCCGAGCGTCACTCGTCGGAAAAGGCGCGCGAATGGTCAGCCAACTCGCTTGCTCGCATCCTTGAGTGCATGGGCGCCAGCCCACAAAACCCCTCCGGATATCAAATCCAGCACGTCAGTCAAATCCGCGGTGCGCGGGTTGGCATTGAAATCGGCATCGAAAAGGGGACGGACGGTTACGCTGACAAAAACAAGGTCAGCACTTGGCTGACCCCGAACCCCGACAGCGCAGCAAAGGCAAAGTGGGATCAACTTGTTAGGGTCGGCCAACAGGCTCAGTCCGCGGTGCCCGGTGTTGCTCCTGCGCCCGTGGCTGCTGTACCCCTAGCCGTTGCACCCATGGCCGCGGGCCCTCAGATGGCAGCACCCCTAGCCGCGGCCCCCCAGATGGCTACGGCGCCTCTTGCTGTGGCCCTGGCGGGGGCCCCGGCTCCCGCTGTTGCTCCCACGGCTCCCGCTGTTGCTCCTACGGCTCCCGGGGCCGTGGCTCCATCCTGGGCGACACAAGCCGAGGTTTCGACCCCCGCGCTCACCGTCCCGCGACCGCCCTTCTAAGCCGAGTAAGTAGTCAGACCAGCCCGTCAGCGTTTTGCTGGCGGGCGACACTTCCAAAGAGGCACTAGATGAAATTACGAGAACGCCAAGAAACTTTTGTCGCTAAGTGCGCGGACGCATTGCGCGCGCACGGCAATACGCTTGGCGTTGCCCCTACGGGGGCCGGTAAGACCGTTATGCTATCGGCCATAGGCCGGAAGGCCGGAGATGCCCGCACGCTGATTATTCAGCATCGCGACGAGCTGATCGACCAGAACATGCGGACATTCAAGGCGATCAACCCCCACACGCCAACATCGCTGTTCAACGCCGATGAAAAAGTTTGGGCGGGCGAGGCGACGTTTGCCATGATCCAAACGCTCGCGCGGCAGAACAACTTAGACAGCATGCCAGCGTTCGAGCGCGTCATTATTGACGAAGCGCATCACGCGGCTGCGGACAGCTATCTCCGGGTTATTGAGCGAGCGCGCGACCGCAACAGCGCCGTTGAGCTGTTTGGTGTGACGGCGACGCCTGTGCGCGGCGACCGTAAGGCGCTCAAGGGCGTCTTTACCAATGTGGGCGATCAAATCTCGCTCTATGAGCTGATTAAATCCGGGCACCTTGTCCCGCCGAAGGCGTTTGTCATCGACGTTGGCACGCAAAGCGATTTGAAGAAGGTTCGCAAAACGGCTTCCGATTACGATATGGGCGAAGTCGCAAAAATCATGGACCAAACGCCCATCAACGACAAGATCGTCGAAGAGTGGGAGGCCCGAGCTTCGGAGCGTCAGACTGTTGTGTTCTGCTCCACCTTAGAGCACGCGGAGCACGTCTTGCACGCATTCCAGGGTGCCGGACATAACGCCGCGATGGTCTGGGGCGACATGCCCGGGGCGCTTCGAGAAAAGACGCTGGCGGCCTACGGCCGTGGCGAGATACAAATTCTCGTAAACGTATTTGTTCTGACTGAGGGCTGGGACCACCAGCCGACCGCCTGCGTCATCCTGCTGCGGCCCAGCTCATATAAAAGCACCATGACGCAAATGATTGGTCGCGGGCTGCGCAAGGTTGACCCCGAGAGATACCCCGGCGTTCAGAAGGATGACTGCGTTGTGCTCGACTTCGGCACGTCGCTGTTGCTGCACGGCGATATCAATGTTGGGGAAGATCTTGAAGGCATGGGCACCAAGGATTGCCCGGAGTGCAACGCCGAGCTGCCGCAACAGGTTCGCGAATGTGCGATCTGCGGCTATGAATTCCCGCACGAAGAGATTGAAGAGCTAGAGGCTGAAGACCCCGGTGAGAAAAAAGAGCGTCAAATGTTGTCGCGCTTTGAGATGACCGAGATTGATCTTTTCAATGACAGCCCGTTTAAGTGGGAAGAGCTTTTTGGCGGCATCGCGCTATGCGCTACGGCGTTCGACGCCTGGGCCATTTGCCTTTGGTATGGCGGGCGCTGGGTCGCGCTGGGCGGCAGGACTGACGGCGGCTCAAAGACCGTTAGCGTTGTTGCTGACAGCGCGACACGCTCGCTGGCCATAGTCGCGGCTGACGATTTTCTGAGGATCAACGGCGACCGAGACATGGCCGGCAAAAGCAAGACGTGGCTCAAGTCAACGCCGACTGACGGGCAGCTCAGATATTTGGGGTTGGAAAGAATGCAGACTATCGGCATGACGCGATATCAGGCCGCATGTTCGCTGACATGGAAATTCAACGAGAGCAAAATACGCGCGAAGGTCGAGAGTATCGGCAGCGCGAGGATGGCGGCATGACCGAGACTGACCTACTGGTAGAGAGCGTGGCGGGCGTTCTCAAGGCTGAGGCTGACAAGATTAAGGCGTTCGACTACGGCGAAGAAGTTTCAGCGGAGCAAGCGGCCGCCATCATCGCCAAGGCAGCTATCGTCGCCGTGCTGGAAGGTATCCTAAATAACCCTGAGTTTCTCAATGACGAACCGAGGGACATGACATGGCGGATGGAAACCCTACTAGCCCACTATGCAGGAGGTGAGTGATGCCAACACCCTTGGGAGAGCGCGTTCGAGAGCTCAGACTAAAGCGAGGTCTGACGCTGGAAGCGCTGGCCGAGCGGGCCGGATCGAGTAAGAGCTACATGTGGGAGATCGAGAACAATGACGTCGCGCGTCCCTCGGCGGAGAAACTGCAGCAGATTGCCTTGGCACTGGAAACGACCGCCGATTACCTGCTCACCACTGAAGCCATCACCGAGCCCGATGCTGCCGACAAGGCATTTTTCCGCAAGTACCAGAAGATGAAACCCAAGGGGAAAGAGCGGCTTCGAGAGATGCTGAAGATCCTGGACGATGAGGATTGATGACGGATAGAGCCCGAAAAACGCCCCGGCGGGCTGCGAACGACCTGACGGTTCTCCTCCGCACCGTGTTGGGGGAGGACCGATTCCCGTTGTTTGTCTGCCACATCTCAATCAAACAAGGGCAAACCTGGGGGTACTTGAGGCAATGGTCGCTGAGGAGGACGTGACAAATGATTAAATTCGAAATTAAGAGCCGATACACAGGCGCGGTGCAATTCGAGGCGGAGATTGATGCCTCGGCGGACACCCCGCTGTCGGTCAAAATTGGGTTAGCTGTCCGGTGGGCGGTGAGCAGCGATGCGAACCTGGGCGATGCGGACCTGCGCGGTGCGGACCTGCGCGATGCGAACCTGCGCGGTGCGTACCTGGGCGATGCGGACCTGCGCGGTGCGGACCTGCGCGATGCGAACCTGCGCGGTGCGTACCTGCGCGATGCGAACCTGGGCGATGCGAACCTGGGCGGTGCGAACCTGGGCGGTGCGAACCTGGTCGGTGCGGACCTGCGCGATGCGTACCTGGGCGGTGCGAACCTGCGCGGTGCGAACCTGCGCGGTGC